TAAGCTCCATACTTATTATTTGAGGAATTTTTTAAATTGTAAATAAATAAATAAATATATATTATAAATATAATAATGGCCAGCACCCGATTTAAATATGACGACTGTAGAACGAAAAAATCATTACAGCAATCCACAGACCCCGGACGGTGGATTTTAAATGTTCCTGGCAACGGTGCGAATCCGTGCTATATAGAGGATCCTCAAATTATTATACAAAAATGGGGAGGCAATTTAAGAACAAACACCATAAATTTAGAAAGTGATCTACGTGGTGTAAATAGACAAATCGGGCGTGATTGTTTAGGAAAAGACAATTATATACAGTATAATGTTCCAAATGAACCCATTAAGTATCCAACATGTAACAATCTGTTCACCGAACAGTCAAGAGCGACAAATCCCGCGTGGTGGTATCGCGATTTAGAACAAGTCGATTGGCAATACCCACCACTAAACCCGCAAGCAAATACATGTATGCCGTTTCAGAATAATTTAAGCACACGAATTTTAGAGAAAGATTACTTTACTCCGAAGAGAGTTTGTGTTATGGACGAAACCAAGAACGACCTCCCTTCAAGTTTCAGTTTAATTAGAGGCGGTTATGTAGGCGGCCCTACAACGTGCCAGCAAACGAATTCTTGCCAAACCAGGTAATTAAGACTAGCCCGTCCCAAGTAATTTAGATTATTATATGAATAAAATATAATACTCTATATATATAAATATGGAAATAGCAATCCCTTTAATAGCATTAGGTGGTATGTATGTTGTATCAAATCAATCAAACGAAAATACTAGTAAAAATGAAATAAAACAAAGTAGAAGGGAAAAATTTACAAATATGGGAATAAGAAGCAATTTAGGTGTAAGAACCGACAATTATTTGCCAAACACAAATATTCCCCCTCAGAATTTTCCAGTGTCGAATATAAATCAGTTAGTAGATACCGTTCAGGAATATCCTAATCCAAACGTTGCGACTGATAAATATTTCAACCAGGATTTATATGAAAAACAGGTAAGGAATCACAAACCAGTAGGACAAAATCCCCAAGAAGTGTATTCATTAACTGGCAATTATTTAAATTCAGATCAGTTTAAACATAATAATATGGTTCCGTTTAATGGTGGTAAGGTAAAGGGTCGCACATATGATATGAATATTACGGAATCGGTGTTGGATAATATGATCGGTTCAGGTTCTCAGGTAATTAAGAAGATAGAGCAGGCCCCATTATTTAAGCCTGAAGATAACGTGCAGTGGGCTTATGGTATGCCGAACCAGAGCGACTTCTATCAGTCACGAGTAAACCCAGCAATGAAAAATAACAATGTGAAGCCATTTGATACCATTATGGTCGGTCCTGGACTTGACCAGGGATACGGAATAAATGGCAGTAACGGATATAATTCGGGTATGGAGGCTCGTGATAAGTGGTTACCCAAGACGGTCGACCAATTGCGAGTTGAAACCAACCCTAAATTAGAGTATGAGCTGGTAAATCACGAGGGACCTGCGAATTCCTTTATTAAAACCGCACCGACAACTCAAATGTTGGGTCGTGTGGAAAAACAGCGCCCCGATACATTTTTTATCAATACTCAGGATCGTTGGTTAACAACTACTGGCGCAGAAAAGGGAGAAACCCTAAGACCCATTCAGGAGATGGGTGTGGTTAGACGCAACGACATTGAAACTGAATATATGGGTCCTGCGGGTGCGACAGATGTTAAGGCGGCAACCGCGCCAGAAAACTTTGAGCCCTCAAAACGCCACGAGGTTTTGTCCTGCGGTGTAAACCATTCAAGGGCTACCGGGCAAGGCAACCATACAGATAAAGATATATTTTTGCGAAGCCATACAAATTATGAAAATAACCGAAGCACTGTAAGACAACCCGAAACATTGAGAAGCGGGTTTAGTGGAGCCATTGGAGCGGTCATTGCGCCTTTGATGGACTTGTTAAAACCAACTCGTAAAGACGAAACAATTAATAACGTTCGCATTTATGGTGAGGCAACATCAGCCGTGCCAAAGGGATATGTGTATAATCCCCAGGACGCCACAGCAACAACCGTCAAAGAAACAACCCTTTATGCTCCCACATTCCGTATTAACAATCAAAAGGAGGGAATATATGTTAATAATTATACTGCTCCCGATTCAACACAGAGAGATTCTACCAGTTGTCAATATTATACCGCAGCTGGTGGCGCTGCTACTGGTTATGGTGACATGAGCTATGAGGCTGCTTATAGACAACATAATAACGACATAAAGTCTTCTACTATTGGAAATAGACCAAACCAAGGTGGAACACAGGTGTTTAATCAACAGATGCATTTGACAACGATTAAGAGCGATACTGACCGCTTAGATGGAAGAGTCAATCCGGCGTTTTCCAGATTATCTGGGCTCCCCCCGTCTGTAAATACATACGGCGCAATTCGAGCACCACAATACTACAACGAATGCGCAAGTTGTGACCGTATTCAGCCTGATATATTGTCTGCCTTTAAAAATAACCCATACACACATTCATTGACTAGCTCGGTATAATCTCCTCCCAAATAACAAATTTTATATTTTATCATTTACGTTCTATTAAAATATAAAAACACGTCGCAAAATATAATAAGTCAGAATGTCCTTACAAATCCATCAAAATATAAAAGATAAGTTGGGTTTTTTTTATGAGAGCCAAGGATAAAATAAAGGCATTTGTAATGTATGTAAATTGTTCGCATGGAAAGGGTATCAAATTTATTCGTGACGAGTTGAAGTTTTTCGCAAAAACACATATAAATTCAAATGGCGGTAATGTGTTTAAAAGTATTGTTCTGTTGAATGCCGATAAATTAACAATGGATGCTCAGTCGGCTCTGCGTAGATGTATTGAGTTGTTTAGTCATAACACCCGATTCTTTATTGTAGCCGAAGATAAATATAACTTGATGAAACCCATCTTATCCAGATTTTGTGAAATATATGTTCCATCACCAGTCATAAATGGCAAGGCTATAAATTTATATCAGTATAATCTTAATGAGCTGTTTAAATTGAAACCTGTAAAGTCGCGACGTATTGATTTTTTAGAAAAGGAACTATTAAAGTATGTAAACAAGAAGGCGCAGCCCGAAGATATGATATTGTTATGTGTGAAATTGTATGAAAAGGCATATAGCGGTTTAGACATTATAAATTTAATAGAAAACCCGAAATTTATGGACGATGTATTGAGCGATGAAAAAAGATATGAATATCTTGTCTGCTTTAATCGTGTGAGAACCGAATTTAGAAATGAGAAACTGTTAATGTTGTTTATATTGAATTTCATTTTTTTAAGTTCAGAACTGGCTTTAGAAAATATAAGTTTTATGTAAATGGATGATTTCAATGGAAGCGCTCTTCACGAATCGAAAAACGAATGGGGATCTCGTTTAGTAACAATTTTGACACCTTTAATCATTGACGGATATAAATCTATTTTAGACGAATCTTTAAAGTTGTGTAAGGATAACGGCGAGACGAACAAATATTTGATGACTTTTCAGAACCTTATATCTAGAATACCCAAATGGAACGCACAGATTATTGAGACGGAGAGAAAACGAATTTGTGAAAAGTCGGGATGTTCTTATTTAGAGGAACTTATTACATGTGTTCATATTATCCAGCTAAAAATTTTAACTGCTATGCGGGTTGGACAAAAGCAGAAAAAGATTGATATTAATATTCCAAAGCTAGACGAATTTTTACATAAAACATATATCAACGTGGCCAGAAAGGTTTACAAGAATGTTTATTTGTTCGAGGTAAATTTGCCTCCTTTACAGATTCAAAAAAATCACAGAGAGCTAGAGATTATTGTGCAAGAATGTATATTAAATACATTAAGAGAGAGTATCCCGGTTGAGGCAATCCTGAAGGCTTATATGGATGAAAGTGTTGAAGAGGATGTAATTGAGGAAGTAAATGAACAAATAATCGACGAACCTATAAAGGAGGTGGTAGCTGGTAAGGCACCAAATGTTGAGGCAATGGTTGAGCAGCAACCTGCCCCGTCGAGTCGTTTGAGTTTTAATGATATTGATTATGTACAATCTCAGGACGGAGCTGTATCAAATGTTAACGCACCCAAGAATATTTCACGTCTAGAAGAAATCAGTAGTGTTAGAGCACAACAAAGGAAACAAGATGAAGAGGAGGATGATGATGATTCCCCCAAATTACAAATCTCTACTCAGCCATTTAATCTAGATGCTTTAGATATTCATAATATTGAAGAACCGTCGATTGACTTGTTGCCCGATTTGTTGATTGATGAAATTGAAATTTTGGATTAATTGCGTAAAAACGTAATTTAGAATCTGCTTTAGTATTTTAAATGAGTAATATATTTATTATTGCGGCAGTCATCTCGGTAGTATTCTTGATTGCGAAATTTATTGAAATGAGATTTATTGAAAGAGAGAGCAAACCACTCAAACTATTAATTCGAGATGCTCTTGTGGTATATTTTAGCGTCGTTTCAGGGCATTTTATATTGAACCAAATTGAACCAGTAACGCATGGGGGGTCAAGCGTAACACCAATCTTTACCGATAACCCTGGCTTTTAGACGAAAAAGAAATTTTTATTATACTATTATATAATGAAAATAAATACAAAAAAATTTATACGGAAACATACAAGAAAAAATATCAAAGATAAGACACGTAGAAAAAGAGGGCGTGCTACGAGAAGTAGGACTGCGATAAAAACGAGGAAACGAAAAATGACAGGAGGAGTAATTTTCACAAAAGAGGAGATGAATTTTAAGAATGCGTTTAGAGCAGAATTTATGAAAGCGTTTGAAATCCTAAAAAAGGACCCGAACGAGGGGGTAGCAGCATTTAAAAGATTAATAAAAAAGACCCCATTAGGAATAAACACATTAATCCCACTCACACATAATATGGTTCCGGTTTATAAACGAAATTCCCCGGGAATAATAGCATTTGCTCCGTTACTAGTTGTTATTTTTGAGAATATAGATGATTCCGATATTAAAAGGCAGATAGCAACCTTTTTTATAAACAAAAAAGGGAATATCAATCTCACCGATTACACCAATAAAACATCCGCATTGTCAAGTGCGGTTAAAATACAAGATAAAGAATTGGTTGATTTCTTATTAGATAATGGCGCAGACATATCAGTACTAACCCCTGAACAGAAGGAGGCCTTGGTTGCGCTTAAGAAGAAATGGGAAGCCGATGCGAAACCTATTCCTATTGTTCCTATGTCATTAGAGGAACCACGCATAGAGGAACCCACTGTAGATGATGCTCATATAGAGGAAGCAATCAAAGAAATCGAAGAAATTCACGCACCACAACGGCCAATTCCTCTTGTAAAATTGGCAATCCCAACTGAGCTACCCGAAACAGGATATGCTGCTGATATAGAACCCGAGTTTTGGAAACCAATTTTTAACGAGAATGAAATGACTATATTACGTCAAGCACTGCGTGTAATGTTGAGCAAGGATAACGAAATAATGATTGATAAACAAACGAGAGAAGCCACACAACTATGGAGCGTGTGCGGGATTATTAAAACGATCATACCAACTTATTATACGCAGACAAAAAACGACCCATATGAAGTTTATGGGACACTCATGTCTGATCAAGATATTGATTTCTCTCATTTTAATATATTACTATGTGCTTCTTTACTTGTTTTTGGAATTGTGTCGTATAAAATGATAGGGCAGGACTACAAAGTATTATTTAAAGGGGGAAAGGCAGTTCAGCTAGTGTTAAAAGGAATAGCAGAAATGGGTGAGTACAAAACAGAGGATATCGACGTTTTAATCATACCCAATGCGGATATTCCATACGTCGAGAATAATGTAAAGAATTTAGCAGGACACATATCTTATCTAATAAAATGGTTTTTACAATCTCCAGAAACAAAATACAACATATCCGTTCTTCCACCAAATCCGGCGAATATACGGGCGAACCCATTCATTTTCAAGCTAAGTTATGTTAAGGAGTCAAAAAAATACGACCATAGAAAAAATATGATGATAGATGATTTTAGACAGTTCTCAGACGTTGATTTTAAGAAGGTGCCTGAAGATGTAATGAAGCACTTTGATACAGCAACTGATTATTCCTTTTTTATTTCCGAATTAAATACAAAGGTATTATTTAGATGTCCAAATTTGGGCGCATTATTGGATGAAAAGGTTTACTATTACGCCAAGTACATGGAACTTAAAAATTTGCTGACTCAACACAAACCAATAACTGACCCAGAGTATAAAACAACCACTATTCCTGACTGCGAAAGATTTTTAGAAAAATTTAAACGTGCTATTTTACCATTGAATAAGGGGTTACAGAGACAACGCGGCAAACAAGTCGCAGCAGAAAAGGAAACAATGGAGCCGCGCCTCTTAAAATTAAAGGTTACAGACCCGGAGCTCATAAGGTCTGTTATTGTCAGTTTATATCCATAAACCTGAATACGACATTCTACAACATTATACGATAACGAATTATTGTATAATATAATTTACCTGCCAGTCCAAACTTTTATAACATATGCTGGTAGAGTGCCTTTTTTTAAGTCAGTCATATAATGATCAAAAGTGTATTCATAACTCTTATATACATCCATTATGTTCCCAAATGCTCCCTTTTTATTTACCAAACCTGGGTTTTCTTTAGAAAATATACACCCCAATATTCTCTCTAAGCAGCATCTATCCCTCCGGATTTTAATCGTGTCTAACATAGATGTAATGCGATATTTGTTTTCTATCTGTAACAAGAAGCCGTGATTTATATAGGCCTGGCAACCAAAACAACCGGACCATTTATTGTGATTCAACCCGAATACTGTCAACTCGGTTAGTTTAAGGGACTCTTGGACATGTTGCGCATTGCGTAGACCCTCTGTAATTCTTATAGAATTATTAATATCTTCTTTATCTGGGTTAAAAAACCACAATGGCAAAACTGACCTGCCATTGAATGCTTCAAATGGGACTCTTTTATGTAAAAAAAGACTGTCGTGCATAATCACCGCATTTTCAAAAAACTTATTTTTAATATAATAATAGTATGGCAGCAGTTCTCCTCTTCCGTGGAATTCAGACTGTATTATAGTTAGGTTTCTATAATCTGCGTCTGATTTTACAAAAGCATAATTACTGTTGTCGTCAATAATAACAATTTGCCTATGTGGATAAAACGTCCGTAATAACTTAACGCACCGATTCCAATATTTATTTGACTTTTCAGAGTTAACGTGTCTTGTTATTATAAATCCAAATGAGTTCATAATATACAATAATATTATTGTATTATGAACAAAAACGAAATGTTCACTTATAAAATGCTAAATTCTTATACATATGACGGAATACTGTCAATGTCTATTACATCATCGGGGACAGCGCCCTTAAAATCGGAAAACGCATTGAATTCTGGCCTTTCTAATTGAGCTTGAGGTGTGTGGTTATGAACACATCTGGCAATCATTTTATACAATTTAAAATCAGGGTAGCGGTCAGTGCCATTGTTTTTATACAACATGTTTATACCCTTATCATCTAAACACCACTCGACGATCAATCGTTTAACTGGGTCTGCGCACTTGGACAATTTGTTAATTTCTTCAGTGTCCTCAACCACGTAATCAAATATAGAACAGGCTAGGCGGCATAAATCGAAACTGTAGTTTGGTTCCAATCTCGGCTTCTTTTCATTCAAATAAGGTTCTGTATTATACTGAGTTGCCGCGTCGCCGCCAGTTTGGAAACTGTCACTGCAGAACAATTTACCGTTAAACTTGTATATACTTCTTCCAAAATCAATAATTTTAAACAAGCGACCAAATGTTGGCACCTTATAGTACTTCTTTTTGTAGCAGTAATAAATGAATTTTTTATTGGTATGATTATACATAACATTATTCGTGTGTAGGTCGTTGTGCGTTAGATTAAATGCCTTTTGATACGTAATTAAAATCATAATTATTTGCATAAGCGCAGAAAACCATTCCTCGTTGCTTAGTTCGACGTTCTTTAGAATTAAATCGTCGAATGTATTTTCACAACACTCCATACTTATAACCTGAACCGGAAATTTCGGAATAGTTGCGTTAATTCTCTCTTCCTCTTCATCATCAGAGTCGTCGTCTTCCCATTCACCGCTATCATCGCTATTATTTTCTACCTGCTCTTCGCAGTCGCTATTAGCATCATTATTTTTTACACCATCTTGACATACCTCTACAACATCTTCGTCTTCGACAGCTCCATCAGTACTATCATTTGTATATGACGATCTTGACGAGCATGTTGAGTTTGATTTTAGTGACACTCGATCAGTGCTTTTGTTGTCAAGCATATCAGAATCAGTCAGATCAACTAAATCAGTCAGATCAGACAAATTAATAATATCATTTTCTTTTAAATTATCCAGGCCGATCGTATTTTCTTCAAACACATTATCAAAAATTTCATTGTTGAAGGATTTTGCGGATAATTGCGACATGGCGCTTGTAGTATGTATCTTGATTGGTTTTAAAACCGGATTTTCATTTTGGATCAAATGGTCATAATCGTCAATTTTAAATAGGAGGTTTTTGTTCTTATTAAAGAAATCGGAATTGTTTAAATAATCAATGTCGTCATATACATTAAACATGAAATCATTCTTAATTCCTAAAAAGGAACCGTAGTAATCAATTCCATGTGAAAATTTATGGGTTTGCTTCAATCCGCTTGTCAAGAAGGTAAAAAAACCATCGACATATGCTGAATTGTTTGGGTCTACAAATTTTGCGTTACAGTCTAAATCGCTTGATGTTAATTGAGGCAATACAAACAAATTTTCATCATTGACATTATATTTACCTATCAAATATTTATATGGATCCAATAAGGGCGCCATTTTAAAAAAACCCATTACTTCCTTTTGTTTATTGTTATTTGTGTTCTTAACTTTGCACTTGTATATATTATTGTCATTTTCAAACTTATTCGCGTCGGAAAGATACCATTCATGATTCAAGTTTATGCCGTTATAATTGGTATCGTTCAATGAAAAAAATCGCGTATAAATTGGTATATAATTTTGCATTTCTGACATAAATAAAGAGTTTGGTTTTGCTAAACTATTAAAAAGTTCGAGGTTCTTTCGTTTTTGATAATTAATCAACATACTTTAGCTAATTAATATATAAATTATATGTGTTTTTAACTCATTGTATGTCTAAAACACTTTTTGTTCGTTATATCGGCATCTTCTAGTAATTATGTAATTGTTGAGGTGCTCTCGTTCTGTTAAATTCGTTTAGCATAATATATTTATTTTATCAGGTTATTAAAATGACATTAGAATTAAAAAAATTTGATATGAAAAATATCAGCTTTAAGCCAAATGAAAATAAGGGTCCGGTTGTTGTTTTGATTGGTAAAAGAGACACTGGAAAATCTTTCTTGGTCAGAGATTTATTATATTATCAGCAGGATATTCCAATTGGAACAGTAATTTCGGGCACGGAGGAGGGTAACGGTTTTTACGCAAAAATGGTGCCCAAGTTATTCGTTCACAACGAGTATAATTCGGCTATCATTGAAAATATTCTAAAACGACAGAGAACCGTTCTTAAACAAATTAAAAAGGAAATGGAGACATATAAACGCAGTAATATTGATCCAAGAGCTTTTGTTATTTTAGATGATTGTCTCTATGACAATACATGGTCGCGAGATAAATTAATGCGTTTGCTTTTTATGAACGGAAGACATTGGAAGGTAATGTTGGTGATAACTATGCAATATCCCTTAGGTATTCCGCCCACACTGAGAACAAATATTGATTATGTTTTCATTCTTAGAGAGAATTATATCGCAAACAGAAAACGAATCTATGAAAATTATGCGGGTATGTTCCCCACATTTGAGAGCTTTTGTCAGGTAATGGACCAATGTACCGAAAATTACGAGTGTTTGGTCATTAATAACAACTCAAAATCAAATAAATTGCATGACCAGGTATTTTGGTATAAAGCAGACAGTCACGGAGACTTTAGATTGGGGTCAAAGGAATTCTGGGACCTTTCTAAAAACCTTAAGGACGACGAAGAGGAAGAACAATATGACCCAAATGCTGCCAAGAAGCGAGGCGGTGGACCCAAAATTAGCGTGAAGAAGGCGAGTAAGTGGTAGAAAGCAAGAGTCCGCTTTTATAAAAATCTTGCTTTCCCAGGCGGGAAAGCGACTTCTGGTAGAAAATTCGCTATATTCAAATATAATATATAATATATTATCACATAATATATCATATGATGGGCGTTACAAATAAAAGTAAAAGTAATAAAAAGCCTCGTAACAAAACTATTAAACGGACTTCAATGACGCGCGCGACTCCATTCCCAATTGATGTTGTTTATACATGGAAGGGCGAAGACGTGTCAAATGATAGAAGATTGGGATATAATCACGAACTACAATATAGCTTGCGATCTGTTCATTTTTTCGCTCCATGGGTGAATAAAATATTTATTTTGATGAATAGTGCGAAACAACCTAGCTGGATCAAGGACAACAGTAAAATAATAATCGTTGAGCATTCAGAAACATTCCCATTAGAAAAATATTTACCAAACACAAATTCAAACGCGATAGAAACAACCATCGCAAACATTCCTGGACTATCGAATCATTATATATATTTTAATGACGACATATTTTTAGGCAGAAGGGTAAAATATACAGATTTCTTTACAACTGATGGCAAAGCATTAATAGATGATTATTCGATACATACGAGAAATATAGTCAGGGGTGTTGGTGAAAATAAATTACTATTTGATGTACCAAAAAGTGCGGATAAGTTATACAAACACATTCCTATTTCACTAATTAAAAATTTGGTATTGGATTTTAATAACACGTACTCTGATTATATAGATTGGATACGTATGACAAAAAAACGAAAGGACAAAGGGTATGATATTTGCGAAAAGAATAACTTGCTTTCGCCTTGTCAGCAAATACACTACCCGATAGCAGAATTTATGTATTTACATAAGAAGGCAAAACTTGTCAACAATGAAAACAATACATTATTTTACTTATCATCCGCAAATGACAACTTTTCAGAAAGACTGAATGACATTATTAATAGACGACCCAAGTTTTTTTGTATAAATGATGTAGAAACAGATCCCGCAAAAAGAAAAATTGTCGCATCTCAGATGTTGTCATTTTTTAAAAAATATTTCCCAAATAAGGCGGATTTTGAAAAATAAAGATACGCCAAATTAAGTAAAAACAAAATATAAGCTAACAATCTTCAAAACTAATTGTCACTGGATATTTAATATAACAATAATCGCTCCATTTTGTCCCAGGGTTATTTAATTCGCACCAATCAAATAGAATCTTACCGTTTGACGCTTTAATAGGCAACCGCTCCCATAAGTTATATTTAAAATGTAACATTATATTCATAATTCCCATTTCATTTGTTTTACACAAGGTATATTTATTCATCGCTTCTATTAGTTGCGTCTTGTCGCATAGTCGCAGTATATTTGTATCATATATCCACATACAATTAAGCATATAATTCGAAGTCAAAATTTGATCACCGAATTCGCGCTGCAAATTTGCTATTAGACCGAGATTATCGCAGCTCAATTGACATTTAAACGACGATGTGTCATCATATAATTTGCCATCCTTTGGCGCTAATATTCTATCCTTATATTCGAGTTCAAGTAGATATTTAACATCATCTAGAACGCGAAGCCCCGCATCTAAATATACAACTCGAGACCACCGCATAAAATATTCGTCGAATACGTGTAATTTTTCCCATTGGTTTAATTTGTTAATTTCTCTCTTATCCGTCGTATCTATAAACCCATTGAACCCAATTTTTTCAAGTAGATTGCTCTTATCTATCGAAGGGAACGACACTTCGGTTACATTATAAAACTCCATAAAATTTTTATTCGCACTGAACCCAATAGTTATTAAAACAATTTGACCACGCCAGTTGCCCCTTGTCCTCAAATCAATAATGGTTCGTTTGGCTCGGACAAAGTAACCCGTGTCAGTGATTAGTGTAAATACAGTAGAGTCTTTGTTTCTCTCTTCTGTTATAATCACTTGTGCATCTTCTACTGAGTTATAAAAGATGAATTGATCTTCTGCTGTAACCTTGTGAAATGTTATTGCGTTTTGTAATTCCATTTCGTTCGCATGCAGACCTACATTGAATAAATCGCTGTTAATTTGATTTATCTTTGTATCTTTTGACATCTCTTGTATCCACAACCCAATACACAAGTCGTCGCACCAATGTTTAAAACAATTATTAATTCCATTTTGTTTTACATAGGTTGTAATTTTGGCATATAACGCGTTTGATATAGCATATCCAGCCCCTCCGGACATATACAAACAAAATTCTCTCTTTATATGATCTAACTCTTTGCCAATGTAATAACAATCTTCACAGTTATAATTTGTTAATAAATTTTGCAGTCTGTTTTTATAAACAAACGTGTCATCATCGATAAATATATACCAGTCATAATGTGGTATATTCATGTTATAAATAAAATGGATATATTTCCATGTTATGTTTTTGTCATCGTCCATAGCATACCATCCAAATTGCCTCTTCGAGATATCGGGTCTAGATGTTAGATAATAAATATCCTCAGTTGGAACATCCTTTAAACACGAATCAAGTTGAAATTTGACTCGATTATCGAGATACTTATCGCAAGTAGAAATAATATAACAAATTTTCATTTTTATATTATTTATAAAACGTTTTTATATGTTTATTTTTAATACTGTTATCATTTAATTTTCCGGAGTTTTTAATCAACCTGTTCAAGGTTGTTTTTTTGAGCGAATGGTCCACTGACTAATTGACTCGCACCATTATCCGTTTTACCAGAAACAATATTTTCACCCTCAAACAATTCCATACAAATATCAGCGGTAGAAATATTCTCCTGTTCTCTGAGAGCGAATTCCTGTGTGTTCGCGCTATTTACGCCGACCAAATTGCCCTTCTCATCGATGGTTTGAGTTAGTGTATTTCCAGACTTCTCAGCAGCCTTGATATTTTCGTCGATTGCCTTTTGTTTCGTCTCCTTGACGCGCTGATCAAAAGCACTCTTGGCGTTTGCCTCATTCTTCGTCTTCTCACTCATCAACTGATTTAGTTCATCCTCCATATACTCAACACGACCAGTCTTGTATGCTTCAGGGTCCCATGGCATCCACATACCAACCGGACCAACATAAACGTCATGATTCGGGTCTGCCTCACGCAATAGTTTACAACGCAACTCAGCCTCTTCTTGTGAAGGGTAAGAGCCGCGAATTTTTAAACCGCGAGTATTTGTTTGAAAGTTGTGCGCGATATCAAACTTCTTCTGTAACTCATCTTCATTCTTATCAATAAATGTCTTGTAGTCGTCATCCATGCTGGATTTGATAAGTGTTTCACGCTCCTCCTTGACAAACTCCTTAAAATCATTAGAAACCTCGTCGAACGAAACGTTGTATTTATAAGAAACAAAGTTTAGAAACTGAACAAACTTCTCCATTGATTTACTAAAATCCCACCCCTTTAGGAATTCCTCGAACAAGAACACCTGTTTTTCCTTGAGAATTTTTTCGGGAGAACAAAATGATATACATGCGAACTTTTGACCAGCAATTGGTTTATCCTCCTCCAACAAATCAACATATTTGGGATTGGGCTTGCCGTTAAGTTGCTTTCTTTCAACACCTTTACCTTTGGATCGATCCATTTAGTTATTTAGAGTATTTAATTTTAAGTTTTTTATCGCAATATATATATTTTTTTTCTTTTGATTTAGTATAATGAACGGATTGATTAACGTCGCTGAACTTGTTAAGAGAATCATTAAGTATCTTGTTGAGGGTTTAATGGTGGCAATTGCTGCCTATGCTATTCCTAAACGTTCCTTGAATATTGAGGAAATCGTGTTGATTGCCTTGACTGCTGCCGCCACATTCAGCATTCTTGACACCTATGTCCCTAGCATGGGTGCTACTGCACGCTCCGGTGCTGGTTTCGGTATCGGTGCCAACTTGGTCAAATTCCCCGGGGGATTTTAAGCCAAACTAAGATTATAATAACAAACTGAAATTATAACAAGTAACTAAGCTTATAATATATTTAATCTATTGTTAATATATTATGACGAAACAAATGAGGAAGAAGTCTAAACGACGAATATTAAAGAGTCGTCGTGGTAAAAAGTCTCGACGACATACGCGTAAGCAGCGAGGCGGTATGTGTTTTGGAAATGGAGTGGGAGCCAATAGTTCCAACCCAAATTTCTCTATTTATAACACCAATTTACTAAAATTATTCCCGTATAGACCAGAGAATTAAAACTCTAAAAACGGAAAACCGCCAGCATAAGCATCTACATCAACAATTGATCCACCGTCAATTGAAAGAATAAATTTTTTTACAGTAAATGAAGGATATTTTTGTTTTATTGTTTGAGCGGCACTCTTTAAATTATCGCGGTGATATTCATATTCTTCGATGGCACTAATGCTGCCATATTTGGCCTTGTAGGCACCGCATCTCATGTGATCTACAAGTATTATTTCGGTTATTTCATGTAATTCACGAGATAGTTCAATATGAGCATCTGCGCATGTTTGCCAGTTATAATCGAGTAAACCATTGTATCCCAAGCTAGCACCCGCTAAAATAAACTCATCGTAATTATTTTTATACCCCATATGTGTAAGATTGCAATCTATTTCAGTAAAATCGACGCACTGTTGGCATAATATCAAACCGGGTATAGGTGGTGTTGGCGCTGGTGTAGATATAAGCGTTTGTTGTGGTTGTCTTTGACCTATAATTCGTGGATTACGATTATCAAAGTTATAAACTCTTGCGCCAGCACGATTACAAGTTGTATAGAAATTCTTAAACCTACCCATTTATATAAAAACAGTTTAAATTTTAATAAATGGTAAAAAATACATGCATATAAAATAATATAAAACAGGCATTTATATTATTTTGTTTTAATTTGAGGTGACCTTTTATCTAGACTGTGTGAATAAATTCCCAGTCAAGTTCCTTACATATTTGTTTCCAAATCGCGTCCTGCTCTATTCGTTTTTCCTTGTCTTTCAATAGCGGGAATAATGGTAAATATTTGTCCTCACCAAGCAATTCACAAAGCTTATACGCAGTATAATAATAATTTAAGAAATTCACTCTGTCATCTGGACAATATTTCGAATACGGCGCTTGTAGCTCAGAAAAAAGGTTACACAAGGTTTCTTCTAGTTCTGGCGACATTACAGGCGGTTTGATTCCAAGTTTATCCTTAATAAACGGTATATGCTCATAGTATTTATTGTATCCAAGTTTTTTAAGAACCTCCTTGGTTTTTGCGTTGGTAATCTGTGATATGTCAATTCTCTCCTTCTTAATCTGAACCTTGATATCTTCAACAACCTCTGGTGGAATCTGTGTAGTCTCCTTGCCTTGAAACTGAGAGAGAATTTCCTTGAAATGATTAATTCTTTTGTAAGCATAAAAACAGACCTCCTTGGGCGGCTCCTTGTACGACGGTTTTTCGTTTTCAATTAAATATGGGATACTTCTGGAGCAGTTATTGCATACTAGAACGCCCTCATCTTCTAATGGTATTAATTCGCCTACGTGACAAACCTTGCATATATCTGTTTGATAAACAAACGAATTAACGTCGATAAACATGTCGTCAATATTACTTAAATATTTTTGGACAATATTGCTGTTTTCGATATGTGCTGTATTATCAATAACTGGCTCATCCCTAATTTTAAAAAACGAGTTCACTATTTTAGATTTATTTGTTGACGCAACGGCCTTATTTCCGACAGAAATGTCCTTTTTATTTTCAAAATATTCAAAAATATACTTGGAATTGTCAAGAAAATACTCCTTTTTCTTAGTTTTGAGTCCCTTGATCCGTTCTGTTAATGCTTTGATCTGATCTTCCATGTCAAGTCTCGCCTCGAGAGAAACTTCACCACTGTTGATTTTATTTTGTATTTCTTGCCTTTCCATCTTTAATTCAGGGATTGTATTGTAATCATCCTTCATGAAATCATTTAAAAACTCTTTGTGCTTGTTGTCAAGCGTAACAGCCGTTTTCTTATTATATTTTATAGTTTTGTTAGACTTTGGCTTGAAATTTGGCATACCCCCGTTTCATTAATTTAAGCATAAGTATTTAATTAATATTTTCCCTTAAATATATTTTGAATAAACGTAAAAACAAGACAATATTGAACATAGGTTGGGATATTTATATACACACCGGTTAATGAATAATGTAGAGGACTATTATGCTAAAATTGTAGCACGATATAAGTGATTTATTTCTTAGTATTTCGAAAAATATTAGCAGGTATTTAGCAGGTATTTAGCAGACATTTATCACATCTAACAGATAGACTAGTTAAAAATATATTTTAGTTTTCTTTGAATTAATTAAAAATGGACATGAGAATTAATTTAGAATCTTTAAGAGATTTAGAGAATGAAAATGTAAAAGTGGATGTGATAAAATTTCAAAAAATGATTCTGCTTTTCAACTCTATAGAGCAAGGATGGTCTGTCAAGAAACGGAATAGTTCGTATGTTTTTACGAAAAATCACGAAAATAAGAAGGAGGTTCTAGAGGACGCATATTTGTTGAAATTTATGAAGAGCAGTTTAGATTTCAATAAAATAATATCTTAGGCAAATTATTTTTTCTGTGTAAATTAAATTAATTTAATTAAATTTAATTAAATTAAATTCCAAAATTTTTTTTTCTTTAGCAACTATATAAAATGGGAGGTGGATTAATGCAACTCGTCGCTTATGGCGCCCAAGATGTTTACCTTACTGGTAACCCTCAAATTACTTTCTGGAAAGTTACTTATCGCAGATATACTAACTTCGCTATTGAATCTATTGAACAGACATTCAATGGTCAGGCTGATTTTGGACGCAGAGTCCAATGTGTGATCTCCCGTAACGGTGATCTTGCCTACCGCACCTACTTACAGGTGACTCTTCCTGAGATCAACCAACTTATGGGTCTTGGAAACTACACTGCTAGCCAGAACCAGGGTGTGTATGCCCGTTGGTTAGATTTCCCCGGTGAACAGCTCATCGCCCAGGTTGAGGTGGAGATTGGTGGTCAACGCATCGACCGTCAATATGGTGACTGGATGCACATCTGGAACCAGCTCACCATGACTGCTGAGCAACAACGCGGATACTTCAAGATGATTGGTAACACCACCCAACTTACCTTCATCACTGATCCCTCATTCTCTGATGTTGAGTCTCCTTGCGACTCCTTGGCCCCCCGTCAAGTGTGCGCTCCCCGCAACGCCCTCCCTGAGACCACCTTGTATGTTCCTCTTCAATTCTGGTTCTGCACAAACCCCGGTTTGGCTCTTCCCTTGATTGCTCTTCAATACCACGAAGTCAAGATCAACCTTGATATCCGCCCTATTGATGAGTGCTTGTGGGCCGTGACCACCTTGAACTGCAACTCCAACCCCTACCAAGGACAGTCCCAACAAATGTCCGTTGGCCGCCCCGTCCCCGCCACCATTGCCTACAACCAGTCTTTGGTCGCTGCCTCTTTGTATGTTGACTATGTGTTCTTGGATACCGATGAGCGCCGCAGAATGGCCCAGAACCCCCACGAGTACTTGATTACTCAGCTCCAGTTCACCGGCGACGAGTCTGTCGGTTCATCCTCCAACAAGATCAAGCTCAACTTCAACCACCCCGTTAAGGAGCTCATCTGGGTTGTCCAACCCGACCAGAACGTCGACTACTGCTCGTCTTTGACTTGCGACGCCCTCTTGTTCAAGGTGCTTGGTGCCCAACCCTTCAACTACACTGATGCCATTGATGCCCTCCCCAATGCCGTCCACGCTTTCGGTGGCCCCGCTGCCACTGCTGCTGATTCCCGCGCATACATTGATGCTCGCGGTCTCTTCCAGGATGCCGGTGCTCTTGACTACCAACCATCCGCTGAATTCGCTGGTTTCACTGGATACTGGCACGGTCCTTCCAACCCCTACAACGAGGTCAACCTCGGAGGACCTTCTGTTCCTATCCCTCTTAACACCCCTGCCGACGTTGCCGCCCTTCTCCAGAACGGTGGATCCCACTTGGATAACTCCGGTGTGTCTGATGCCGGAACATTCGTGCTCACTGAGACCTCTTTGGACATGCACTGCTGGGGCCAGAACCCCGTCGTCACCGCTAAGCTCCAACTTAACGGCCAGGATCGCTTCTCTGAGCGTGAAGGTTCTTACTTCTCTTGGGTCCAGCCTTACCAGGCTCACACTCGCAACCCTGATGAAGGTATTAACGTGTACTCCTTTGCTCTTCGCCCTGAGGAGCACCAACCTTCTGGCACGTGCAACTTCTCCCGCATTGACAATGCTACCCTTCAGCTTGTGCTCTCCAACGCCACCGTTGAGGGTACCAAGACTGCCAAGGTGCGTGT